AAGTCCACGGAGCAAGAGAAGACAAAAAATAGCTATTAAGTGGCTGATGTCCTAATCTATCAAACTCAGGTTGAAAGAACTGGTCAAATGACAACTTAAAATTGTGTGGGTCAATTTGAGTACTGTTATAATCTGCATCAGGAACAACAGAGAAAATGCCCATAATAAAACCATGTTCCTTTGTATCAAATACAAACTTACCATCATTAACAGAAGAGGCTTTACCATAAATATCACCAGTTAAACCCAGATTCTGGTCTCCTTCAGAAGTAGAAGTATTAGCAGTAGTAATAACTTCACCTATAGAAATAGGGGCAGATGAACCACCAATGTACTGAGATTTCCAATCATCATGGACGCCACCGAAACCAAAACGATTGCGAATCTGTTCTCCATACGAACCATTGCCTGACTGCTGCTGAAGACGGTACAACTTATCAAGTGCAAAAGCTGCACGAATGTTATGCACCGGAATAGTATAAGGACCAGGATTATTGTTAGTACTAAGACCAGCCATAGTAGAAGATTCAGAAACCTGAGTTGATAAACCAGTATTTAAATTAGACACAAATGTGTCAGGAGTAAATATATTACCTTTACTTCCAGAAGATAAAGTTACAAATTTATCCATATTAACACTTGAGGTAACAAAAGGAGCACCTTGAAACCGAGGTTGAACAGAAGTAAAAAAGTCTTTGGTCCAATTACGATAACGAAGAGTCACTAACTTGTAAAGTCGTTGTTTATCGGCAGCAACAGAAGATGAAAGGACTAAACCAAATTTATCATCATAATTGAAAATAGACGCATCAGCAGATTCCCAATAAGGGTTACGATAATAATCCTGATAAATTTTCTGATAAGCAGCAAAACGAAGAATAGATAACTTAGGAGAATCCTGAGTAGTAGTACCAGAAACATATTTGTCTGGATAGGTATTATCATTAATATTACGCGAGCTATTCAAACCATAACCCAACAAATCAAAAAGACGCAAATAACCGGACTTGGCAGCAATACCTAAACCATCAAGTGTATCACCGGCCAGAACGTATAAGGAACGAAGAGTAGCAAGAGAAACAGACGGAACATTGTCATTGAAAGAATTAAGAGTTTCAAGTGATGAAATAGGATACTTAGTTCCAACAACAAACTGAGGAAACTGACGAAGAAGAACACGGGCAGGAACAAAAAAGAACTCTACATGTTGACGCATACGAACATAAGCAGCAGAATTAAGCGGCATAGTACGTAAGAAAACTTGAGGATTAATTTCATAATGTTCATTAGGAAGAACCTCAGTACACGAAATAGGCAAAAGCATGCCAGGAGCACATGAAAATACATCATTGTGACTTAAATCAAAGGCATTACGTTCAGGGTGAGCCTTTAATGTGTTAAGATTAAATACACTTTGTTTCATAATTGTAAAATTTAAAATTTATATAAATCATTGAACTTTTTCTTATAATCAGAATTTTGGATCTGAGTAAGTAACTTATCTTGATTACGTTTGACAAAAGGAGCATCAATAATATTATGATAGACAGAAAAACGAAGAAACCCATTATCATAAACAGAAGAATAGTCTATACGTAACTGCCTAAAAATAGAAGAGAGTGATAAGCCACATGAGAGTGTCTTAGAATAATAATCCAACTTAGAACAAGTCAACGGGAGTAATTTCCAGACATAAGGATAAAATGCCAACTTTTCAAAAGGAGTAACCGAACATGTAGAGAGAACCTCCTGAGAACGATAATACGAATTGAGCAAATACAGACTATAATTACTATACATATTGCGCATATTATTTAAAATATCTACAAGAGTAAAAGTAACATTTTTATGCATACCAACACGATAACCGTATTCATTTCGTTTCGGAAACGAAAAAGAAGACCTA